GTTAAAATCTCTGTAATGAAAAGATCAGAGTTAGTCTCATTAGTTAGAGAAGTAATGCAAGAATTAGATGAAGCTAATGTAACAGGAGGAACTGCAACGTTTACACCAGGTACAGGAGCACAATACGCTACGCCAGCCTTTTTAGGCAAGGCTACTAGAGCAAAGAAGGCATTAAAAAAACAAGGATACAAAGAAGTATAAAAAATGACAGCAACTGAAAAATATCATGCAGTCCTAGAAGGTAAGATGAAAGAAGGTGAATTCGTTCGCCAAATGCGTCAAGCCTTTCCCCAATATATCACACAGTGGAATGGGTATAAGGACTCCGTATCTATCTTGAAGCAAAAAGCAATGATCTTCGAGAAGAAAGAAGTTAAAAAAGATATAGTTAAATTAGCAGATAGTTTCCCTATCGAAGCAATCGAAAGAGGAATTGATCTAGAATTAGAATCAGCTGGTATAGACTCTACAGGGTCAGTATCTAAAGATGAGTATATGAAGGCTAAAAGAACTGCTGTCTCTAACCTTCAAAAAGATGCTAACCACTACCTCAACCTTATCTCAGGAGAATCAAATAAAGTTGATAAGAATGATAAGATGAAGGAAACTAAAAGAGGTAAGCTTGAAAAGGATACTTTCAATGATATGAAGAAAGCTACTCTTAAAGAAGATGTAGACCCTACTTTAGATCCTTATGAAGATAAAAAAGAAATAGTAAGACAGGTAATTGATTTAGTCAAAAGAGAAAAATCAGTACCTACTTCTGTCGCTGTAGATTTTATTAAAACACACTACGAAGACATTATTAACTTACGAGACGATCAAGCTATATTAGACGAGTTTGAAGAGTTCTTCTCAGTCAACTACGAAAGCGGTACTGACTACATGCAAGAAGATGGTGTAGAGGAAAAGATGACTGCAGATCAAATGGATGCTATAAAGAATTACACACCAGGAAGCATGGACGAACGTCCTCATGAATATAAGCCTGGTGATATGTTCTCTACTGACTTCGATTACGAAGGTATGCTTAAAGCAGGTCTTAAAATTAGAGTTAATACTCCAATTGAGACTATACAAGCTATCTACGATTCTTTCGAAGATGTTAATTACCATAGAGAGAATAGTCACTTAGGTAATGTAATTGATGCTTTAGAAGCTGGTGATAGAGCAGAAGCAACAGATGCTTTAAAGAAGTATAGAAAAGAGATAAAAGAAACTCTAGCAGGTATATTCGAAGGAGCTTTTCCAATGAGAGAAAGAGACGATAGCTATGTACCTAGAAATGGAGGAGCATTATCAGAAAGAGTAGGAGGATTACAAGAATTTGTCTCTTTAATAGAGGATAGAGCTGCCAATAACGATACAATGCCTCAGGATGAGTGTTTAGAAGTTATAGAAGCACTATTAGAAGAATTTGACATCCCAGCTAAATTAGTAACAGACATTCAGGAAAAGAA